CGCTGGCGCAGCGCCGAGGAGTACGTCGAGCGCGGCTACAATGAGCCGTCGATCGCACGCGCTACCATCGAGCGGCTGCAGAGCCGCATCGAGACGCAGGAGCGCGAGTTCGGGCACCGCCTTCGCTCTATTGAGAGGATGAGCGACGTTGCGCTGAGCCGGCAGAAACAGCAGCTCACGGCGAGCTTCGACCAGCGCATCCGCGAGGCGGCGTCCGTCGGCGACATGGCGGCATTCGACCGACTCAACACCGAGAAGGTGCAGGCGGTTCGCGAGCATGACCTCGAGGTCGCGGATCAGCGCTGGAGGCAGCCGAAGCAGCAGGCGCCGCAGGGCGGCGGGCTCTCGTCGTCGGATCAGGCCGCAGTCGACGAATGGGCGGCCAGCAACAAGTGGGTGACGACCAACCAGGAGATGGCGACCCTCGCGGATATGGTCTCGAAGCGACTCGCGCGCGAGCGGCCAGGCCTCACCGCTCATCAGAACCTCGCCGAGGTCACGCGCGAGGTTCGAAGGCGCTACCCGGAGGCGTTCGCGGCACAGCACGCGGCGCCGAACGGGTCTCCCGTCGAGGGCGGGAGCCGGGTTCCGCTCGGGCGTTCGTCTGCCGCCTCGAGGCTGCCGCCCGAGGCCGTCGCGCAGGCGCAGAAATACATCAAGCAAGGCCTCATCAAGAGCCTTGATGAGTATGCAGCGTCCTACAACGATCACCAGAGGGGCTGACGCCATGAGCAACCCGATGACGCAAGCCCCGACTGTCACCAAGCGTCAGGAAGCGCAGCGCGCAGAGCGCCGGCGCCGCCAGGACACCGGCATTGGCCGGCTCGATCGCCTATCCGTTCCAGGCAAAAAGGATTCTTCATACGTTTATCGCTGGGTTAACGATACCGGCGGGAGAGTACAGATGCTCACCCAGTCGGATGATTACGACGTCGTGACTTACTCCGAGCTCGGAGCGGTCCCGACAGACAAGGACATCGCCGTAGGAGACGGCGTGACGCGCATTGGCGACAAGAGCAACGGCCAGCGCGTGGTGCTGCTCAAGAAGCGCAAGGACTACTTCGAGGACGACAAGCGCAAAGAGCAGGAGTTCTTGGACAAGCGCATTTCCGGCCTTCGCAAGGGCGACGTCGGCGACCAGCGCGGCCTCCAACCCGGTGGAACCACATATGGCGACGTTCAGATTGCTGAACCGCGCCGCAACTCATCGTGAGGGAATGACACATGGCTAACGACAACTCGCCGCGCGGCCTCCGGCCCGTGCGGCACCGCAATGGCGCGCCCTATAACGGGGCCGTCACGCGCTACTACGTGCCGGCGAGCGACTCGACGGCGCTCTATCTCGGTGATCCCGTCATCATCGCCGGCTCGGCCGATGCGGATGGTGTGGCGTCGGTGACGCGGGCGACCGCGGCCGGCGGCGCCTACATCCTCGGCGTCGTCGTCGGCGTCGAGCCCGCCTCGCGCGACTCGACCACCTACCGCCCGGCCTCGACCGCTGCCTACGTGTTCGTGGCTGACGACCCGGACCTCGTGTTCGAGATCCAGGAGGATGCCGTCGGCGGCGCGCTCGCGGCAGCCGACGTCGGCCTCAACGCCGATCTCGTCGCCGGCTCCGGCTCCACGGCGACCGGCTACTCGGGTTTCCAGCTCGACACGTCGACCAAGGCGACGACGAACACGCTGCAGCTTCGCATTCTCGGCTTCGTCCAGAGGGCGAACAACGAGATCGGCGCCAACGCCAAGGTTCTCGTCGGAATCAACCTCCACCAGTCGCGCAACACGACCGGCATCTAAGGGGAGCGCACGCACATGGCTGGTATCATCACCACGGGTTCCAATCCCAAGGCCCTTTGGCCGGGCGTCAAGGCCTGGTTCGGGCAGAAGTACAACGAGCATCCGGTCGAATGGAAAGAGTTCCTCGCCGACCTGTCCTCGGACAAGAACTACGAGGAAGAGGTCGAGATGCCTGGATTCGGCCTCCTTCCTGAGAAGGCGCAGGGGCAGGGCGTCACCTACGATTCCACGGCGCAGGGCGCGACGAAGCGCTACACGCATGTCGTCTACGGCATGGGGTACATCTGCACTGAGGAGGAGAAGGATGACAACCTCTACGAGACCGTCTCAATGCGGCGCGCCGAGAGCCTAGCGTTCTCAGTCCGCCAGACCGAGGAGATCGTCGGCGCGAACGTGCTCAACCGCGCTTTCAACACGTCTTACACGGGCGCGGATGGCAAGGCGCTGATCGTCAACGATCACACCTCGCTGGCGGGCTCGCAGAGCAACGTGCTCGGCACGGCGGCGGACCTCTCCGAGGCGGCGATCGAGGCCATGCTGATCCAGATCATGCAGGCGACCGACTCGCGCGGCCTCAACATCAGCCTGATCGGCCAGAAGCTCGTCGTCCCGCCGGCCTACGCCTTCGAGGCGACGCGCATCCTGCAGTCGGAGCTGCGCTCCGGCACGCCGAACAACGACGTCAACGCCATGAAGAAGATGGGCGTCCTGCCCGGAGGCGTTGCCATCAACCACTACCTGACCGACGCGGACGCCTGGTTCATCAAGACCAACGCCCCGCACGGCCTCAAGCGCTACACCCGTCGCGCGACGTCGTTCGACAAGGATGGCGACTTCGACACGGGCAACTACAAGCACAAGGGCACGGTCCGCTTCTCCGTGGGCTGGACCGACTGGCGCGGCATGTACGGCACGCCGGGCGCCTGATGTCCGAGTTCGGCTGGATCCGCGGCGACCACTGGGTGATCTGCGACGTGTGCGGCTTCAAGGTCCGCAAGTCGCAGTCACGCCTCCGGTGGGACCGTGCGGTCGTATGCCTGCAAGACTGGGAGCCGCGGCACCCGCAAGAGGACGTGCGGGGCCGCGTCGACCGTCAGCGCGTGGACAATCCGAGGCCGAGGCCTGCAGACGTGTTCATCGAGCCCGGTGACGTGACGAGGAATGATCTCTGATGGCGACGTCAGGCTCGACGGACTATGCGCTCAACGCCCGGCAGGTGATCGAGTTCGCCCTCGACAAGATGCGCGCCGTCGGGCTTGGGCAGAACGTTGACGCCGACGAGATGTCCCGCAGCAAGCGCGAGCTCAACGTCATGCTCAAGGGCTGGCAGGTCGCCGGCCCGAACCTCTGGCGCCTCACCGAAGCCTCGCAGACGCTGACGAGCGCCAACGGCACCTATACCCTCTCGACGACGAAGCCGATCCGGATCGAGGAGGCCCGCTACCGCGACGCCAACGGCCGCGACATGCCGATGGAGCGGTTGACGCGCGCTGAATACCTCGAGCTGCCCGAGAAGACCTCGAGCGGCATTCCGACGTGCTTCTACTTCGATCCGCAGCGGGATGCGGGCGTGCTCTATGTCTGGCCGGTTCTCGCCGTCGCGACGACGGAGGTGATCCGCTACAGCTACGTCCGCCGCATCGAGGACATCGACGACGAGAACAACGACCTCGACATCCCGCCGGAGTTCATCGATCTCATCGGCTACAACCTCGCGGCCCGCCTCCTCGACAACTACGGCCGCGCCGATGCCGCCTCGCAGCGGATCATCCAGCGCGCCCAGCTTCTGGTGATGCAGGCGCGCGACCATGACCGCGAGCCGATCGTGAGGTTCGCGCCCTATGGCTGACCTGCCGATCAGCTTCGGTGTGCAGTCGAGCCCAGGCCGCGAGTTCGCGGACACGGGACCGCGGCACTTCAACGGCTACGCAGAGCCGCACGCGGACGCCAAGGTTCCGGCGCCGATCCATGCGTTCGATGGGTTCGACCTGTTTTCGACTCTCACGAACGGCGGCAAGCTGCGCGGCGCTGTCGTGATCGGGCCGCATGCCTACGTGATCTCGGGAAATGGGCTCTTCAAGGTAACGGAGGCCGGCGCGTCGACGCTGCTCGGCGGCATTCCCGGCACCGGGTTCTGCGCCGTCGATCGCAACCAGGCGACGCCGCCGCAGATCACCATCGTGACGGAATACACGGCATTCGTGGTCGAGAACGACGTGATCACGCAGGTGACGGACGAGGATCTGCTCCCGCCCGTGAGCGTTGCGACGGTCAATCATTCGTCGGTCTACGCTGCGGCATCGGGCCGGATCGTGTGGTCGGAATCGGACGATGCCGCCAACATCGCCGTCGGGTCGCTTGTGACCGCAGAGGCCGAGCCGGACGGCATCGTCATTGCCGTCGAGTTCAAGGGCGACCTGTGGGCCTTCGGCGAGAAGGCGGTCGAGATCCTTCGAGACACGGGCCAGACGACGGACAGGTTCCAGCGCATGCCGGGAGGCGTCCTGCGGCGCGGGTGCAGGTCGAAGGGATCGGTCCAGAAGATCGGCGATTTTGTCGTTTGGGTCGGCGACGACGGGCACGTCTACCGGGCCAGCGGGCAGGGGCTCGAGCAGATTTCGCATGATGCCGTACAGAGGGATGTCGTCGCCGTCACCGACCCCAACACGATCACGTCATCCGCCTTCACATGGCGCGGCGTTCCCTTCTACACCGTGTCGAGCCCGACGTGGACGTGGCAGGTGAGCCTCAAGACGGGGAAATGGTTCGAGCGGACCTCGTTCCGGTCGACGCGCTGGATTGCGGAAGGGGCATTCGACTTCAACGGCAAGACCATCCTCGGCGATGTGTCGTCCGGCAAGCTCTACATTCTGCGCGACACGGCGCGCTCGGAAAACGGCGTGAAGTCGACGGTTCGGCTTCGCTCGGGCGTGGTCGATGTGTTTCCGCACCTGCTCACCATCGACGCGCTCGACATCGACTTGCAGACGGGCGTCGGCCTCAACTCGACGGACGATCATGAGAGCGACCCGCAGATCGGCCTGCGCATTTCCAAAGACGCTGGCGCGACGTGGGGAAACCAGCGGATGGCGACGCTCGGCGGCGTCGGCGCGCGCAACACGCGCGTCCGGTTCAACTCGCTCGGCACGGTTCCTGAGTCCGGCATGGTGTTTGAGCTCGAAATCTCTGCGCCGGTAGTTCGCACGTTCCTTAAGGCCGTTGCGCGCGGCGAGGCTGCCGCGTGAAGATCTCTCGCGATATCCCGATGGATCACCGGGTCGCGGGGCAGGACGGGCGCCTCACGGTGCACTGGCTGCGCTGGAGCGAGGACGTCGGCCGCTCGATGCAGAAGCTCTCGACGGAAATGGCAGCGCTTGAGCCCCTGTCGGGCAGCGCGACGCTCTCCCAGGTAATCACCGCGTACAACGATCTCCTCGCCGCGCTCAAGCGCGTCGCACCCTGAAAGGACAGAGCATGGCAGGCGGTTATCTTGGTGGGATAGTGCGGCGCAACAGCCCCGACAGGAATATGGTTCGCGGCGCAGGAGCGCGTGCGGACATGCCCGAAGTGATCGAGGAGCATCCGAACCGACCGCTTGCTGACTGGTTCGATCGCGTGACGATGCTATCTGACAACCCGCCCAACATGGCGGGCGACAACGCCGCGAGGAGAGTGCAGGATCACTACTCTGGCGCAATCAATGCGGTTGGTGACGTGATGGCCCGGCGCGCCGAGCTTCGCAACGCGCGCGGGGATGGCGAGATGTCAGCGCAGCTTACCCGCATTCTCGAAGGAATGCGGGAAGCCGCACGGCAAGCGGGCGTCGACCCCAGCGATACGATCGCGGTTCTGCGCCATGCAGAGCGGACCGACCCGACGGACTCGACCATGGAAGCCGCCGCCGCGATTCGCAGCTTCCTCGGCGGCGGGCATGGCGCAGCCCAGTCCTATCCCCAGCAGCGGCGGTAACCCCCCATGTTCCCCCTGATCGCGGCCGGCATCGGCGCCGGCGCCTCCCTCCTCGGCGGCTACCTCAACAACAAGGCGCAGGCCAAAGCGCAGCAGCAGCAGTTGGCGTTCCTCCAGCAGGGCGTCAACCAGCTCGGCGGTCAGCGGGACTGGATGCTCGCCGACCGGGAGGACGCGCTCGGCCGCTGGCAGCCGCTCGTCAACAGCGGCAACCAAGCGCGGGGGTTGCTCTCCGGGTTCCTCGGTCTCAACGGCGCCGAGGAGCAGGCGGGGCTCCTCAACAACTTCCAGAACGATCCCGGCATCTCGTTCCTGACAGATCAGGGTCGGCGCTCGATCGAAGCGTCGCGCGCGTCACGCGGGCTCCTGCACGCGGGTGGCACCGTTCGCCAGCTCGGTGAACTCGGCATGGCCGCCGCCAACGACGTCTACAACAAGCGCATCGCGGGCCTCACGCAGATGGCGCAGTCGGGCCAGGCCGCGCTCCAGGGCCAGACGGCGACGAGGCTCGGCTACCTCGACAACATCACCAAGCTCAACACCGGCATCGCCGGCATTTACGGCGGCATGGGCAATGCGTCGGCTGCCGGCACGATCGGGCAGGCGAACGCCTGGAGCGGCGCACTGCAGGGCGCAGGAAATGCGCTCGGGTACGGGATGGGCGCCGGCGGCAGCGGCTATCTCCAGGGTCTCTACAATCGTTACTTCGCTGACCCGACCATGGGCGGCTGGGATGCAACCGTAGCGGCGGCCTGACACCATGCAGCAGATGGGGCTCATCCCTCAATCGCAGAGCTTCGACGTCAACGGCTATCTCTCGGCCTTCCGGCAGGGTGAGCATGATCTGCTTGCTAGGACGCAGCGGGAGAACCGCGCGAACATGGGCCGCATCGCCAATGACCAGGGCTATCTGGCGGCGTTCCGCGAGGCGATGTCGGTGGGCGATATGGACTGGGCCGCCCGGTTTCAGGCCATGGACACGCAGCAGCAGCAGCGGTTCTCCGACACGCTCGGGCGGCTCGCGTCGGCGGCTGACACGCCGGAGCGCTGGAATACGCTGATTGCGCAAATGCGGACCCGCTTCGGCGCGGAGAGTATCCGCGGATTCGAGGATTTCTCCTCGCGCCCGGCTGCGATCCGCGTTTCCATGACGGCTTCGGAAAACCTCGCAGAGCAGCATCGCCGCGCCATGCTCGCCGAGCAGCGCCGCATGCACGATGCGCAAATAACGCACATGCGCGCGCAGGACCGACGCCTCGACGATCGCAGTGCCCTCGACATGGAAAACGTCGAGCTTCGCCGCCGGCAACTGGATGCTCAGAACCTCTCGCGCGACCGCGGCTTTACGCTACAGAGCCTCACGTCTTTGGCTCGAGCCCGCACGCCGGAGGAGTTCCAGCTCGTCGCGCAGACGCTGCGGCCGTTCCTGGGCCGCGTGCCGAACTTCAACGAGCGGGATCGCCTCGTCCAATCGGCGATGGATAGCCTCGAGGAGTTCGACGTGGTGCCGGACGAGAACGGCCGTCCGTCGCGGGTCTCTCGCGGGTGGTCGCCAATGGTGCTGGCGGCACTCGGTCCTGCTGGCGTCGGCGCTCCAGGCGGTCAGGCTCAGCCGCAGCCGGCGCCGGCTCAGCCGCGCCCGGTCAACCCAACCGCGATCATGGACGCTGCGGCAGCACTCACGCCGGTCCTGGCGCGGGACAACGCGCGCTTGAATCTCCCTGGCGTCCCGCGCATGGATCTGGCGCCGAACGCTCGCTGCCCTTCAGGGGGTTCCGAATACGGCGCTCGATGGCCTCCTGCCCGGCTCTGTTCCCGCCGCCCAGCCGCCACAGCAGGCGCAGCCGGGCATTCCCTTGCAGGCACCTGCGGCGCGCCCGGCTCCAGGGATTTCAGCCCAGCGGCCGCCGCTCGGCGGTCCTGGCGGTGGCGGCTTTCCTGTCGTTCCGGTTGCTGCCCCTGGCGGGATGGCGGTGGGTGGCGCGCCGAGCGGCGGCGTG